GATTGGCGCGATAAGCAGGAAGTCGAGCATTCCGGTGAAATAGCTCATTCCACGAAAGAGCAACGGGACGCCGCAGTTGCAGCCGCAATTCGCGCCAACGGCTGAGGACTACGCGTTCTCGCGTCTCATTTCCTATGCTGCATATCAATGGCCCGGATACAGAGACGCCGCGCATCATAGGCTGATTGCCCGTCACCTTGAGGCCGTTGAGCGGGGCGAAATCAAGCGCCTCATGATAACGATGCCGCCTCGCCATGGCAAAAGCATGCTGGCGTCCGAATTCTTCCCGGCGTGGTATCTCGGCAGGAACCCGGACCACTATGTCGTCACCGCGACCTACGCACAGGAGCTTGCCGACGACTTTGGCCGCAAGGTCAAAAACCAGATCGAGGACGCGGCCTTTCAGGCCATCTTTCCCGGCGTCGGTTTGGCCGATGACAGCAAGAGCGCCAAGCGCTTTCACATCGAGGGGCATCAAGGCGGCTATGAGCATAGCCTGAGCCAACGCGGTGCATTCTATGCGGTTGGCGTCGGTGGTCCGCTCACTGGGCGCGGCGCGCATCTGCTGCTGATTGATGATCCGGTTAAGAACCGTGAGGACGCAGAATCCGAGATCATCCGCAAGAAGACGAAGGACTGGTATACGTCAACCGCCTATACGCGGCTCATGCCGGGCGGCCGGGTCATCGTCATTCAAACCCGCTGGCATGAGGATGATCTGTGCGGCTGGTTGCAGGCCGAACACGGGCATGAAGGCTGGACGGTTCTCAATCTGCCGGCGATCGACAAGGTTGGTGAAGCTCTCTGGCCAGAGCAGTATGATCTTGCGACGCTAGAGCAAATCCGCAGGGCGATAGGCCCGCGCGATTGGTCTGCGCTCTATCAGCAGGAGCCAAGCCCGGAAACGGGCGACTACTTCAAGCGCGAGTGGCTGCATACCGTCGATCGCTTGCCGCCCCGAGATCACATGTTGATCTATGGCGGATCGGACTACGCCGTCACGGCGGACGGCGGCGACTACACGGTGCACGTCGTGGTCGGTCTCGATCCCGAAGGCCGCATGTATCTTCTGGACCTGTGGCGCGGGCAATCATCGTCCGATGTGTGGGTGGATGCCTTCTGCGATCTGGTGACAAAGTGGAAGCCGATCGGCTGGGCCGAGGAAACGGGGCAGATCAAGTCAGGCGTCGGGCCGTTTCTGGTCAAGCGCATGATGGAAAAGGAAGCCTATGTTGCGCGCGAGGCGTTTCCGACACGTGGCGACAAGGCAATCCGGGCGCAGTCCATTCGCGGTCGCATGGCGATGTCGGGCCTGTATGTGCCTCGGGACGCACCGTGGTTGGCCGGCCTTATAAGCGAGATGATGAGTTTCCCTGTCGGCGTGCATGACGATCAGGTCGATGCGCTTGGTCTTGTCGGCCAATTGCTCGACCGCATGAGCGCCGGCACCAAGCCTGCGAAGGAACAGCCGCAGAAAGCGATTGTCGGTGCGACGCTGGACGATATGCGCGCGCCGCCGTTGCCCATGGTCGGCAGGCGATAACTGGGGCGGGATCACCAAAGGAGGCCATCATGGCAGAGCTTGACGAACCGGCCATTCCGGTCGGTTTCCCTGACAATGTGAATCCCTCGCCTGAGAACGTGAAAGCGTTCAAGGCGCAGCAGGAGAAGGACCGCAAGGCCATCGAGAGCGGTGGCGCACCTGATTTCACAGAGGCTCGCATCGGCGAAGCCATTCGTGAAATCCCTGTCACCGAGCGTGAGCCGGAAGCATCGCCGCCGGGCAAGAGCCAGGTGCGCCAGCGGAAGACGGTAAGCAAGTAACATGCGTGACGACGCCGAGCCGGCTGATACCCTTGAAGACAAGAGGGAACCGAACGGTTCGGCGGCGCTGCTTGCCGCATTGGAGGATGCAGAGCGCAAGTTCGCGCCCTACCTGACCTTCTGCAAGACCGTGGACAAAGCCTACGCGCTGGCCTGTGACAACTACACGGATGAAGCATACGCGCTGTTTTGGGCATCGGTCGAAATCCTGAAACCGGCCATCTACGCCAAGCCGCCCAAGGCCATTGCATCGCCACGCTTCAAGGATGGCGGACCAGTTGAGAAGACCGCAGCCGAACTTATCGAGCGCTGCCTTGAAAGCGAGTTCGATCGGGGTGGGTTGGACGATGAAATGCTCAATGTCCGTGACGATCTGGCGCTCACCAATCGCGGCGTGACGTGGGTCACATACGAAAGCGACAAAGAAGGTGGCGGCCAGCGGGCATGTGTAGAGCACCTTGACCGCTCGGACTTCCGTCATGAGCCGGCTCGCAAGTGGTCCGAAGTGGGCTGGGTGGCGCGTCGGGCATGGATGACCTTCCAGCAGATGAAGGATCGCTTCACCGACCGCGATGACGCCGAACTGCGCAAGGCGGCATTCGAGGAGCGCCGCGACAAGGACGAATACGGGTCGACGGATTCCAGCGCTAAGGCCGGCGTATGGGAAGTGTGGAGCCGAACAGATAACCGCGTCTATTGGGTGACGGAAGGCGTTTCGGTCGTTCTGGATGAGGACGAACCCCATCTTGATCTGCGCAATTTCTTCCCATGCCCGAAACCTGCCTATGGCACATTGCAGCGCCGCACGCTGATACCTGTGCCGGACTACAAGCGTTACGAAACGCACCTAGAGGAAGTGAACAAGCTCACAGCGCGCATCTACACGCTGCTGGACCACATGCGGTTGAAGGTGCTGATCCCGGCCGGCGGCGATGTGTCGGACGCAGTGCAGAAGGCTCTCGCATCAGCGGATGACAGCATTGTCATTTCGGTGCCGGCGGCTGCATTCCAGGGGCAGACCGGCAGTTCGCTGATGCTCACTGTGCCGCTGACAGACGTGGCAACCGCTATTCAGAGCCTCATTGCCGCACGCGCTCAACTGTTTCAGGACTTCGACCAGCTCTCCGGAATTTCTGACATTATGCGCGGCGAGACCGAGGCTCAAGAAACGCTCGGCGCTCAACGCCTCAAGAGCCAATACGGTTCGGTTCGCGTTCGCGACAAGATCGATGAATTGCAGCGCCTTGCACGCGATACAGCGCAGATCGTGGCCGAGATCATGGCGGCGAATTTCAGCAGCGATACCCTGCTCGACATGGCGCGGATGGAAATTCCGACCAAGGCTGAGTTGGAAAAGAAGCTCGCCGAGACCGAGAAATCGGCCAAGGAGGAAATGCAGGCTGCGAGCAAGCAGGTTGTTGAGGCCGCCAGCCAGCAGCAGGGCCAGGTTGATCCTCAGCAGGTCCAGCAGCAGTTCATGCAGAAGCAGCAGGAAATTCAGGCCAAATATCAGCCGCTCATAAAGCGCCTTGGCCAGACCGTCGTCATCGAAGACGTGATGAAGATGTTGCGGGACAAGAAATCGCGCAATCTGGTCATCGATATCGAAACCGACTCCACCATCATGACCGACGAGGTGCAGGAAAAGGCGAGCCGCGCCGAGTTCTTGCAGGCATTCCAGCATGCAGCCGCCGGCACTCAGATGCTCATGGCGGCGGGCGAGCCGGGCGCGAAGCTGGCGGGTGGCATTCTCAAGTTCGCTTTGCAGCCTTATCGCGCCAATCGAGAACTGGACACGCTCATTGACGAGTTTGTCGAAAGCGCTGGTTCAATGCCGCAGCAGGATAATAGCGCTGAACAGGCTATGGCGGCGGCAAATATGAAGATCGCCGAAGCCGAGTATCAGAAGGCGCAGGCGGCAATCGCCAAGGTGCAGGCTGATACCGCCAAGTCGCAGCAGGAAATCCAGTTGCGCGGCGCGGAAGCTGCCAAGAAGGCTGAGGCGGACGAGAAACGCATCATGCTTGAGCTTGAAGGCACGCGAGGCAACATCGCCGAGACGGGTGCGCGCATCAAGAAGATCGACGCCGATATTGAACTGGCTTTCGCCAAGCTCGGCATCGAACGTCATCGCGAACAGCGCGAGGACGTGAAGGCGGCTGCGGATATCGCCGGCCAGCAGCAGGATCGCGCCGCGATGGCCCAGGATCGCCAGCGCTCTGCATTCGAGAGCGACAGGGATGCTGCATTTGGCGAGAAACAGGCGGCCAGCGCCGATCGCCGGGCGGATAGGGCGGAAGACCGCGCCGACCGCCAGCAGGACTTCGCAGAAAGTCAACCGGCATGATCCCCGTCGTTATTGTTGATAGGGGTGGTGTTCCGGTAATCAATTCTGGTCGAGGGCCTGAGATCGTTGAAGCCGCACACGGTTTGCCAGTCACATTAGGAACCTCGGGCATCCCGGTCTCGCTCAACACGTCGGGCAACGGCGGCGCAATCCGTCCCACGTTTCTAAGCCCGGCAACGATCGTCTACCCCCCGGCGCTGATATACGCGCAGGCTGTTTCTCCAGCGCTACTAGCTGCGTCTGATTCAGTCTTCCTGCCGATTGTCATCCGAGGTGGGGCCACCGTCTCGCCGGCACTTCTATCAGCCGCAACCACCATATACAGCCCGACAATTGGGGGTAGTTACGACACCGATGCAGCGGCGGCATTTGCCGCAATGTCCGTGCAGCCCGATGACACGCGCAAGGGTCTCTATGACGCGCTTGTGGTGGGCCTCAAAGCGGACGGCCTCTGGTCGAAGATCGAGTGGCTATCGCTCATTGCTGCGCATGACGCGCAGGCGGGTCGCCTCAACCTCAAGACGCCATCTGAAAGCCTGTCGGCCGTCAACAGCCCGACCTTCACTATTGATCGCGGTTATACAGGGGATGGCGCGTCCGCCTATCTCGACACGGGTAAGAACTACAGCGCATTCACGTTGGCGCTGCAAAACGATCAGCACTGGCTCTTCGTTAACCGTGCGGCGGTGACGCCTGCAAACACGCAACACGCTCTCGGCATCGCGTCTGGAACGCAGGCGATCAATATACAGTTCGCGACGAACACCGGTGTGCGCTGCGGCAACACATCTGCGGCTACGTTTACGGATGCAAGCAAGGTTGGTCGCTACCTCTGCACCCGAACCGGCAGCGCGGGCTTTGATGTCTACAAGGACGGCTCTCTTGTGACCAGCCCGGTTGTGGCGAGTGCCGCCCGCAACGCGTCCCCGATACGGCTTCTTGGTCACGCCTCGTTCTACAGCACCGCTCAAGTGTCAGCGTTCTGCATCGGTGGCGGCTTGTCGTCGGGGGAAGCAGCGGCGCTGGATGCACGTATTGCAACCTACCTCACAGCCATAGGAGCCTGACATGGCGAACATTCTTCCATTCTTCGTGCTGGCCGAGCTTGACGCAGCGCAGTTCCGCGATGCCACGGCAGGCTCAGAGAACCGCATCGAGCCACGCAAGATCGAGGCCGGTCCTCACAAGGGCAAATGGGCCATTCCGGCCCGTGTGGCGGGCGACCCCGCCCATGCGGGCCTCAAGGCGGCCTTCGCGGTCATGAGTGAAATCGCCATCGACGCCGACGAGGCGTGGCCGGCAACAGAAGGATAACGACAGTGGCATCAACTCTCTACCCCATCGGCAAGAAGGCGATTCTTGACGCCGATATTGACCTGAGCGCCGACACGATCAAGGTGGCGCTGGTCGATACCGGCACCTACATCTACAGCGCAGCGCACGACTTCTATAATGATCTGTCTGGCGTTGTGGGCACTCCGGGGACGCTGGCATCAAAGACAACTACCGCAGGCGTGTTTGACGCCGCCGACCTTGTTTTCTCCGCAGTATCAGGCGCGTCGGTGGAGGCACTGGTGATCTATAAGGACACCGGCAACGCCGCAACGTCCGCGCTGATTGCCTACATCGACACAGGCACTGGCCTGCCTGTGACACCCAACGGCGGCGACATTACCATCGCATGGAATGCAAGCGGCATCTTTGCGATTTAGAGCCTACCCGAAGATGAGGATGAATGACCATGGCGACTGATTTTCGCAAGTTCACTGCGCTTGGCATGGTGCCGGAGCTGGCAAAGGCGATTGCAACCGCAATCGACGCGGCTGCAACGCCCGCTAACATCACGGGGTTCAATGCGGCTGTTGAGGATGCCGTTGCGGCCAAGACCGAAATCGCCGCACTGAGCGGTGCTTCCACAGCGGCGAACATCGTGACGGCGCTCAAAGCCTGATGGGCTACGCATGGTTTGAATGCGGTGATGGGCGTCAGGTCTACCGCCGCATTCCTGAGCCTGTCGGCCAGCGTTCTGACCTTCCGATGCCGGGGGTCATGAAGGACTTCGACGCTCCCGTGCAGAGCATGGCGGACGGCAAGTTCTACACCAACAAGGCAGCGCTCCGGCGCTCCTATCGCGCTGACGGCAATCCGCAGGGCATTGAATATGCCGAGATCGGATCGGGTGACACCCGCACCGGGCCGACGCGCAAGAAGATCACGGGCCGGGACGTGGCGACACTTCTGGACAAGGCCGAAGCCAAGATAGCGCGCGGCGAAGTGCCGGCAGCGCGGACCCTCGAAAACACCTGATCCTTTCCTCAGACAAAAGGACTTGACGCATGGATGATAACCAGGCGGCGGCGGATGCTGCCCTGAGCACGGTAATCGGCGAGGACGCATCGGGTGAAAGGTCCCTTCCTGCTGCCCTGCCGGACGCCCCGCAACCTGAGCCCAAGCCGGAACAGGCAAAGACCGACGCGCCGCGCGAGACGACGCGCATAAGCGTTGAAAAGTCGCTGGACGCGATCGAGGCCAAGGAAAAGGCCGACGCCGACGCAAAGGGCAAGCAGGCCGCTGAGGATGCCAAGGCCAAGGCTGACGAGGCGTTGAAGGGCAAGGATGGCCCGCAGCGCACGCCGGACGGAAAATTCAAGGCGGGGGACGAAACCGCCGCAAGGGGCGTGGCCGAAAAGCCCGCAGCCGGGCAGGACGGGACCGATCGCCGCCAGTCTGAGGGCCAGTATCGCGAACCGCCTGCCCGGTTTCTGCCAGAGGCGCGCGCCAAATGGGCGAACACGCCTGATGTGGTGAAAGCCGAACTGCACCGCGTCACGCGCGAGCATGAGGCGGAGATCGCCAAGGGCAGGGAGGTCTCGGAGCGCTACGAACCCATTCGCAAGTTCGATGATATCGCCCGCTCCAACGGCCGCAATCTGCATGAGAGCTTGCAGAAGGTCGTAGCCGTCGAGGAGGCCATCGCCCGCAACCCGGTGACAGCGCTGGACATGATCTTGCAGGAGATCGGGCCGCGCAAACAGGACGGTTCGCCGCTGACATTCATTGAAGTGGCTCAAATGGCCGTGCGCAACCCGCAGGCTTTCCAGCAGCCGCATTACGCAGCCCCTCAACAGACGCAGCCGAACGGCGAAATTCAGGCGCTCCGAGCCGAATTGCAGGCTATGCGGGCCGAACAGACGGTCATGCCCGTCATCGCGAAATTCATCGAAGATCACCCTGACTATCCCGAACTGGAACCGCGCATTGAGCAAGTTCTGAAATCAGGGCTGATCGATCAGATTTACGGCACCGGCTTGACGCTGGAGCAGAAGCTTACCGAGGCATACCGGATGGCTGGCGGCGGTTTCGCCCCTTCACGTTCCGACTTGGTGGCTGACGCGGCGAATTCAGGTGCCGACGACGTGGCTTCACAAGGGGCAGCCCGCCCTGACGCTGGCACGAAATCCATCAAGGGCGCACCGATTGGGGGTCTCGACCCTCAAAAGCGCCTTTCCAAATCCAACCGCGAAGCCGCCGCGAAAGCATTGGCGGAAATCGGCTTCTGACCTGAAAGGCTACGGCTATGGCGGCTATCGTCACTGACCGCAATCTGCGTCAGGTCCTCACCACTTCCATGTTCGATCGTTCGGAAGGGGTTCAGGACCTCGTCTACAACAGCCACCCGATTACGGCGGCGCTCCGCGAACGCGGCGCAATCCGCTCCTACGACGGCGGGCCTGAAATCCGTGTTCCTCTGCTGATCGACACCCTCGGTTCTCAGTGGTTCACGGGTTACGACAAGCTCAACATCACGCCGAAGGAGTTGGTCAATAGCGCCGTCTTCACGCCCAAGCGTGTCACGTCGATGTTCTCTCTCACCGGGACTGAACTGCTCTACAACCAGGGCCGGGCAAAGATCATCGACCTGATGACGCTTTATCTCGACGCCTCTGAGGAGGGCATCAAGCAGGCGTGGGAAACCGCGATCGTCGCAGACGGTTCCGGCACTGGCGGACGCCAGATGATCGGCCTCGGCGGCGCTGTTCCGATCGTCACGAACTCCGGCACGTATGGCGGCATCAGCCGTTCCAACGCGATCTGGCGGACGACGACCTACAGCGTTCCGGGCGGCGATTTTTCGGATATCGGCACGACGTGGGATGAAACCACGGCGCGTCCGATCCTGTCGCGTATCGCGCTCAACCGCTCCAAAGGTTCGCGCTATCCGAAGCTGGCCATTGCAGCGCCGGATGCTTACGCGGCAATCGAAAACTCGATGGTCGCGCACCAGCGTATCGTCAACTCGAACGGCACGATGGGTCGTCTCGGCTTCCGCGCGCTGGAAGTGATGACGGGCGCGGGGCCGATCGAGGTTGTCGCGGCCGGTGGCGTCGGGTCGGTCATGCCGGCCAAGACCATCTTCCTGCTCGATCTGGAAGGGCTGGAACTGATCTACCATCCCCGCAACAACATGGTGCCGATGCACGACGGAGACGGCGCAAAGCCTGTCAATCAGGATGCCATCGCTCAGGGCTATGTCTGGACCGGCGAGTTGGTGGTCAAGAACCCGCGTTTCCAGGTTCGTCTCATCACCGCTTCGTAAGGAGAAAGCATCATGCCTTACCGTTCAACGGCCCAGCTTGGGCCGCAGTTCACCCAGCACGCCGCCAAGTTCCATTGGGACGGCGAGAATGTGGACGTGTCGTATCGCCTCGGAAACCCCGAACGCGGCACGGACGGCCACCTCTACGTGCTTGTGCAGGCAGGCGCGAATTTCAGCGCCTCTGACGGCCTGTCGATCAACCAGTCTACGTGGGTTGCATCGGCAGACGCCTCTGACCCCGAATGGGGTGTGCCTGCCGATATCGAGGGCGGGACCGTCGCCAACGGCGAGTATTTCCACGCTCGCAAGACGGCTCTCTAGGCCGATCTGACATGACGACAGAAGGGCGGTCTTCGGGTCGCCCTTTTCCTTTCCCTCAGACAAAGGACAGGCACATGGCCGAAATCAGCCCCATTCCCGAGACCGAACTTGAACATCTCGTCACGCCGTATTTTCGGCATGAGACGATCGAGAACATCCCGCAATCGGAACTGCAACAGCGCCCCGTCATGGAAGTGCGCGAGGTTGTCGAACTCCGCTTTGCCGGCGACAAGAATTACGCTCCGGTGATGCCGGTCGATGCGATGTATCGCCGCGATGGCCACCGCGTCATCACCTATGCCGAACGCTTTGCGGACCAGTATCGAGCGTTCCAGAACGGCGAAGACCAGAAGGCGGCAGGCACGCCGCTGGAAATGCTCGCCGACTTCGGCATCACGCCCGCGCAACTGTCGCTCTGTCGTGTCGCCAAGGTCTATTCGATCGAGGCGCTGAACGATCTGGACGGCCACAATCTCAAGACGCTCGGCCACTCTGCGAATGCGCTCAAGGACATGGCCCGCAACTACATGGCAGGCCGCGCAAGGGGCGTGGCGGCGGTTGACGAGGTTGCGGCGCTCAAGGCTGAAATCGAGCGGCTGAAAAGCGCTATCCCGGCACACAACACCGGAGCACCGGAAATCGAAGCGGCCGCGGCTGCGACTAACAAGCCGCTGGCAGACATGGATGATGCCGAGTTGAAGGCGCTCATCAAGGCCAAGACAGGTCAGGCTCCTCGCGGCACTCCGTCCCGCGAATGGTTGCTGAACGCCGCCGGTGAGTTGGCGGCTGCGTAATGACCGCGCTCTCCGCCATGCAGTCGGCCGCGATGAGGTTGGCAGGCGTCAAGCCGTCGACCTTCTTCGCGTCTAACGACAAGCTTGAAACGGAGTTGGTAGACCTCATCAACGAGGTAGCAACCTACATCGTCCAGGCTCACGCATGGCGGTCGCTCACCAAGATACACACGGTCACCGGCGACGGGGTAACGACCGATTTCAACCTGCCGCCGGACTACTCCTACATGCCGACAGGTGCGGGGATTCAGGGCCCGACCAACTGGTTCTGGGGCTATCGCAACCTCATGTATATGGGGGAGTGGATCGAGTTTACCGGACTTGATTTCGCGCCCCTTCCCGGAGGCTGGATTTCATTCGGCGGCCAACTGCATTTCGCACCCGCACCGAATGATGGCGCGCAGGCAGCATTCCCTTACATCTCCAATCTCAGCGTCATCGATAAATTCGGTCAACCTGCTGCTGCTTTCAAAGACGATGAAGATGCATTCGTGCTCCCGGAGCGTCTTTTAACGCTCGGCCTCATCTGGAAATGGAACGAACAGAAGTTCAATGCGGCTCCTGCTGATCAGGCAAATTTCGAAAAGGCATTGAGCGAGTATGCCGGCCGTGATGGCGGCGCGTTTGTCATGCGCAGGAACTCCATCTCATCCTTCTCCAACGCCGTGAATGCTTGGCCTTGGGAGCTTGGATAGATGCTGTTCCGCGCCCCGGTAAAAACCGAGCGCGTTGGTCGCGCCGCCAGCCAATTGAAGGTGTTTCCGGCTCCTATCGGTGGATGGGTGGCTAACCGAAACATCGCCCAGCCGCAGCAGCCCGGACAGCCGCAGGCTGCGGTGGTTCTGGACAATTTCTTCCCGCTGGCAACGTCAGCCGTCCTGAGGCGCGGCAGCACCATCTATGCAACGCTCGGACAGGATGACAGCCCGGCCACCGCGCTGTTTGCCTATTCGGCAGGGGAAACCGAAAAGCTGTTCGGCGCTACCGCCACGACGATCTATGACATCACCACCGTATTAGAGCCGGACAACGTCGTCATGATCGATGACGAGGAAGACATCATTGTCGATGACCTCGGGAACGATATCGGGTGGTTTTCAACCGCCGGTCTGGAGGTGTGGGAGGGCTATACGGGCGGCAACTGGATCACCACCCAGTTCGCCACCTCGGGCGATGTTTTTCTCGTCGGCGTCAACGGCGTGGACGAGGGCTTCATTTACGATGGAGACAACTTCTTTCCATGGGTCGCGGGCGGCATCAGATTGCTGCACTACGACGCGCTCGTGAATGATTTTGCGGTCGGTGAGGTGGTGACCGGTGGAACGTCGGGCGCGACGGGAACGATAATCAAGGTGGTCGAAAACGGTTCGCAGGGGACGCTTTGGCTCCGGGACGTGACCGGCGCGTTTCAGGATAATGAGACGATCGAGGATAGCGACACTGGCGAAGCGACGGCGGATGGCGCTGATGTGGTCGGCGCACCGGGTCCGACTTTCCCCGGTGGACTTACCACGGCGGATATGTCGTTCGTGTTCTCTTATGGCAGGCGACTTTTCTTCGTCCGCAAGAACACGCTCGAATACTATTATCTTCCGGTCGATCAGGTCGGCGGCTCCGCATCGGTGGGGTATCTCGGCGCGGTGTTTGGCCTTGGTGGGACACTTGTTCTCGGCCAGTCATGGTCTACGGATGGCGGCGGCGGTCTTTCTGCGCAATGCGTGTTCGCTTCGACCGAAGGAGAGGTGGCCGTTTACCAGGGACTTGATCCAGGGGATGCAAACGATTGGCGGGTGGTAGGCACGTATCGGGTCGGCGTGCCTCTCGGACCAAGGGCATTTATCCGGGCCGGGGGCGATCTGGTGCTTGCTTCGTCTGTCGGGTTCGTGCCTCTGTCTCAGGCGGTTGCCCGAGACTACGCAGCGCTGTTTCAGTCGGCGGTATCCTACAACATCGAAGACGCGTGGAACACCGCAACAGCCGATCGCGGCATGTCCTCCTGGCACTGCACGCTTTGGCCCGAGGGCCAGATGGTATTGGTCGTCCCGCCCTTTGGCGTTGACAACGATCCAGTAATTTTCGCAGCAAATGCACGGACGGGTGCTTGGGCGCGCTTTACCAATTGGCGAGCGACTTGCTCGGTTGTTTTTCGCGGCTCTCTCTATTTTGGCAGCGACACGGGACAGGTGTTACTCGGCAATGTCGGCGGCACGGACAACGGCATAAATTACACCGGAGATTACAAGCCGCTGTTTGAGGATTTCGGAGCCTCGGCGGCATTGAAGGTCGGCCAGATGGCGCGGCCTGTTCTACGCGCGGCTTCCCCGCTCAATACATCGGTTCGTCTTTTCACCGATTTCGACATTGACGAGACACCGCCTCCGGCTGCGTCGATCGCTGCGGGTGGTTCGGAGTGGAATGTCGGCATCTGGGGCCAGTCAGTCTGGGGTGGCAAGCGCAAGTCGGTCATAACGCAGGACTGGAAGTCGATCGGCGGTCTGGGTTACGCGCTTTCGGTTGGCTTGCAGGTGACGAGCGGTTCCGTAGCGCCGCTGGATGTCGAAATCATCCGAACGGAAGTGACTTTCCAGACGGCGGACATTGCGACGTGAAGATTGTTGATGACGTGCGCGTTGCCAGATTTGTCGGTGAGCGCGTCGGCTCGGTCATATACCCGCCATTCACCTGCATGGGCATTGAGCGCCATGATGAGATAGCTGCCGGCGCGGTGTTCAACTGTTTCACGGGAAGCGACTGTCAGGTGACCATTGCCGGCCATGGCTGGACGCACGGGTTCCTGGCGGAAGTCGGGGTCTACGTGTTTGGCAAGCTCGGATGTATCCGCATGACGGTCGAAACAGAGCAGCCGAAGGTGGTGCGGATCGCTGAACGTCTTGGTGGCCAAGTCGAAGGCATGAAGCGCAATCAGTTCGGGCCGGGCCGCGATGGGTTCGTGGTTGGGATTCTCAAGGACGAATACAGGTTCTCTCCATGAAAACACCAGCACCGCCCGATCCGGTCAAGACTGCGCAGGCACAGGCCGGAATGAACCGCGATACTGCGATCACCCAGCAGCAGTTGAACATGGTGGACCAGTTCAATCCGTGGGGGTCCACAACCTACAACAAGACGGGCGATGACGGCTTTTACGATAGTCAGGGCAAGTGGATTTCGACGCCCCGTTATTCGCAGACGGTGACGCTATCGCCAGAGCAGCAGGCGATTTTCGATCAGACACAGGCAGCGCAAGGCAACCTCGCCGGGTTGGCCAATGAGCAGTCCGAATTCCTTCGTGACTACCTGAACAAGCCGTTCTCGTTTGATAATCAGGATGCCGCCGACTGGGCGTATGACCTTGGCGCGACGCGGCTCGATCCTCGCTTTGCACGTGAGGAGGAGGGCTTGCGAACGCGGCTCGCCAATCAGGGCATTCAGGAAGGCTCGGCGGCTTGGAACAATGCCATGTCGCAACTCGGTCAGTCGAAAAACGACGCCTACAACCAACTGATGTTGCAGGGCCGCTCGCAGGCGTTCAACGAGGCGCTACAGGGCCGCTCGCAACCAATCAATGAACTGACCGCGCTGCTCTCGGGAACGCAGATCACCAACCCCGGAACACAATCACCGGGGACGCCGCAAACCGGTGTGGCCGGCGTCGATTATACGGGTCTGGTCAACCAGCAATATCAGGCACAGCTTGCCAGTTCACAGGCGAAGATGGGCGGACTCTTCGGGCTTCTCGGGGCCGGCATCAGCGCTATCCCATGGTCCGATATGCGGCTCAAGGAAGACATACGCCGGGTCGGCACGCTTGATAGCGGTCTTCCGGTCTACACCTATCGCTTGAAGGGCGACCGCACGGTGCAGATGGGCGTGATGGCTCAGGAAGCAGAACATGTTGTGCCGGATGCCGTTGTTCGCGATCCGAGCGGCTTCCTCAAGGTCGATTACAGGAAGGTGCATTGATATGGCTCTGATCGGCAACAATGCGCGCGCGCTCGATATGACGCCGCGGCCGTCACCTATGCCAGCACCGCAATCCCCCGCGACTGGATTGAATGGCACTTTATTGCCGACTCCCACGCCTTTCCCCATCCCAGACCAGCAGCCATTTACAGGCGGGGCATTGCTGCCCTCTCCGGCTCCCGTGCCGCTTCCCTCGGGATTGCCCTTTGAGCCACCGGAATTACAGAATTCGACGCTGGGGGTCCCGCAGCCCTATCCTGTGATCCAGCAGATGCAGCCGCATCCATGGCTCCCCACGCCGCAATCCGGCACGGGACTGTTGTCAGCCAACGTCGCGTCACCTGCCAGCGGCGGCCTATTCGGAATGCGCGATAGGGGAGCTTTCTGATGGCATTGACAGACGCCTTCGTCTGGGGCGCTGGCGGCGCTCGCAAGACACCCGATCAGATCGCGCGTGAGCGTGAGATTGCCTCAGCCCTCATGGCGAACGGCATGGACTTTTCGCCGGTCGGCCACTGGACCCAAGGGCTTGCTCGCGTCGCCAATGCAGCAGCAGGGGCATTCAAAGACTACAGGGCGGGCAAGGCGGAGGCACAGAACGCCGCTGAGAGCAGCAACCTCATTGCGCGGGCGCTGGGAGGGTTTGGTGGCCAAGATGCTTCCACGGCCTTCCCTGCGGCTCCTGCGGCCTCGTCAAGCACTGCACCGACGATGGACTATGCTTCCAGTCGGGTTGCGCAGGCGCATAATCCGCAAGGGTCAGAGATTGCCGCCGGACTTGTGAAACGCGGCCTTCCGCAGCATGTCGCCGATGCCTTCGTGATGAACATGAAGGATGAAAGCGGACTGAACCCCGGCATCAATGAGGCCAACCCCGTCGTTCCCGGTTCTCGTGGGGGATTTGGCCTGTATCAGCTTACCGGTCCGCGCAGGCGAGCCTATGAAGCGTATGCCGCTCAAAACGGTGCATCGCCAGACAGCGTTGACGCGCAACTCGATTTCATGATGAGCGAATTGCAGGGGCCGGAGCGTTCAGCTTATGACGCCATCATGGCCGCGCCTGATACAGGGTCCGCTGCTGCCGCCATCGTGAACAAGTTCCTGCGCCCGGCTGAGCAACATCGTGCTTCGCGTGAAGCGCGCTACTTGCGTTCCGGTGGTGGCGGCTTGCAGATTGCATCTGCACTCATGCCAGAAATGGCAGGTAACTCGCCTGCGCCTGTCAGCGTGGCGCAGGCTGGCGGCATCAACCCCGCCATCCTCGAAATGCTGTCATCGCCCTACGCCACGCCGCAAGAGCGCAACATCGCCGGCATCCTGTTGCAGCAGCAGATGCAGCAGAACGATCCGATGCGAGCGCTCGAAATGCAGAAGATGCAGATGGAGATGGATGCGCTGCGCAATCCTCGTCCTGAATATGATTTCATGTCAGGGCGTGACGGCGCGATCTTCCGCACCGACAAGCGTAGCGGACAGATGCAACAGCTTTATGGCGGCAAGCCAGACCAACCCTCCGATGTGAAGGAATACGAATACGCTCGCCAGCAAGGCTATCAGGGCAGCTTTATTGATTTCCAGATGGCTCAGAAAAAGGCCGGCGCATCTCAGGTCAACATCGATCAGAAGACGGAAGGCGCATTTGACAAGAAGCTTGCTGAGGGTCAAGCTGAGGCTTTCAACACGATGGCGACCGAGGGTCTGAGCGCGCGCGCCGACCTTGCCACCATCAATGAACTGAACACGCTGATCGGCCAGAACGGCGGCACGATGACTGGTGTCTCCGGCTGGCTTGCTCAGCGCGGAATCGGCGGTGAGGGCATGGGCGATCTACAGGCCGCTCAGGCTCTCATCAACAAGCTTGTCCCGACGCAACGCCAGCCCGGTTCTGGGTCGATGTCAGACCGTGATGTTGAACTGTTCACGCGCTCACTTCCGAGCCTGTGGAACACGCCGGACGGAAACCAGAAAATTGTCCGCGTCATGCGCGGTCTTGCCGAATACAAGCAGGCGCAAGGTGATATCGCGGCACAGGTGCAGGCGGGCCTCATGACGCGGCAGGATGCGGTCAAGGCGCTCCGCGCTCTGCCGAACCCACTTGCTCAAGTCGATGACATGGGTGGACGCAAGCAAATTGGCGGCTACACAATTGAGCAGATCAACTGATGCCAACCTTTGAAATCACCGGCCCGGACGGCAATCGCTATCGGGTGACCGGCGAGAATGCCGAAGGCGCGCTCTCGGCCTTGCAGCAATCGCTTGGCGCAGATGCACCCGGACCGGATGGGCCGGCCTACCCGGTTGGATTTTCCGATGTTTGGACCGACGACATGCTGTTCGGGTTACCGAGCAAAGCTTCGGCGGGACTAAATGCGCTGATCCGCGCACCCTTCACGGACAAGACTATCGGTGAAGAATACTCCGCGCTCCGTGACCAGTGGACACGCGGACGTGAACAATATGCTACTGAACACCCGGCTCGCAATGCCGCCGCTTCTATCGGTGGAAGCGTTATGGGCGTTGGCAAACTCATGAACCTCGGCGCTACCACCACACGCCTCGTTCCGGCTGGCGCAACGGGCCTTAAGACCATCGGCGCGAATGTCGCCGCCAATGCTGCGGACGGGGCCGCCTATGGCGCACTGTCGGCTCTTGGCCACGATGAAGACGTGGCGCAGGGAGCCGGTATGGGGGCGGTCCTTGGTGGAGCCGCATATCCGGCAATCCAAGCGGTGCGAGGCGCAGGAAACGCGATCGGAGGAGTGCTCGGCATCGGCAACAACAGCCGGGCGCAGACGGCACTAGCCGAGGCAGTTTCCCGTTCCGGCTTAGATGAGCAGCAAATCGCAGCGGCGCTCGATGATGCGACGCGTGCGGGCCAATCCGAGTTCACAGTTGCCGATGCAATGGGGAATGCGGGGCAGCGTATGCTATCCGGCGTTGCTCGTTCTCCGGGTGATATGCGTCAGACGATTGCAGAGACGTTATTGCAGCGTCAGATGGGGCAGGGCGAACGACTGTCCAGCGCGCTGGCAGAAGGTTTCGGAGCCCGCCAGACAGCGCAGCGCACGGCCGATCGGTTGACCGCCGCCCGCGCATCCGATGCCGCACGCAACTATGGAGCGGCTCGTGCGGGCGCAGGAACGGTTGACCCGACCGATGCTATTCGGCTTGCGGACGATTTCCTGTCGCCGGGCGCTTCTCGGGTCTTCTCCAATGCAAACAACATTGCCGATGATAGCGTTGAAGGAGCGGTTAGGCGCGCACGTCAGTATTTGACGGACGGGAACTCCACCATTAGGGATTTCGGTGTAGCCCACCGGGCTAAGATGGAAATCGACGCGATGATAGAGCGGGCGCAGCCGTCCGTGCAGCGCGTCCTGATCCCGATCCGAAACGCGTTAGACGAAAGTCTGGCAACCGCGTCACCTGATTATGCTGCGGCTCGCGACGCCTATCGATCCCAGAGTCGGGTGATTGACGCAATCGACAAGGGCAAGCAGGCGTCTTCGCCTCGAACTCGCGCTAGCGACAACACGCGCGAATTCAATATGCTCTCGACCGACGAGCAAAAGGCATTTCGCGTCGGTTATGCCGATCCGATCATTGCGCGGGTCGAGTCCGCGTCATCTGCGCCTATGACCAACAAAGCCCGGATGCTCCAGACTGGTAAGAGCAGCCAGGAATTTCCTGCCTTCGCCGCGCCGGGGCAGGGCGAAAGATTGTCCGATCGTATCTCGCGTGAGCAGCGGATGTTTGAAACGGCAAACTTGGCGCTCGGCGGTTCGCGCACCGCTGACAACATTGCCGATATTGGAGAAATGGCGTCGTTCGATCCGTCCATGATCGGCTCTTTGGCAACCGGCAATATTCGCGGCGCAATAGTTCAGGCGCTAACACGCAGCGCGCAACACATGCAGGGTCGCAACAGTCAAACTCGGGATATGATCGCGCGCGCGCTTTTGGAAACCGCCCCCACCCGCGCTGCGGCGGAATTGTCTGCTGCTGTCAAGCGAGGCGATCGGTTGACCGAGATGCAACAGCATATCATCCGGGCGATAATCGGTGGCGGTGTCTCAATGACGGCGAACTAGTTGAAGTAGTGATAGATCGCAAAGCCGAGGCCGAGCGCGATCGCTGTCCCGTAGACCGTAAGTATGTCGCTGGGACGCGGCTCGCGACCCAACTTCTTGCGCAAGGCCTCTTTTTCCATTTGGCCTTCTACTGGAATTTTCCAGCGGTTTTCGTTCGGGTCGTGGTCGATCTTCCTCAATTGCAGATCACCGCATAGCCAACAACGTTACAAACCTTCCGGTTGCCACGCCGGGTATCCTCCACAGCGGCCTGTCTCCTGCGTGTAGCCACTTCTCTCTCAGTCTCGGCTTGGGTGCACATCTGCATCTCGGGCGTGCCTGACTTAACGCCCTGCGCGTAACAGCGCTGAACGATCTGTTGGGCAAGCGCCTTGCGCTCTGAATACCCCATCTCTTCGACAGTTTTAGTGCAACCCGCCAGCGTCAAGACGCATCCAAGCGCGACAAGCCATTTCATCGGCCGACCTCCCAAGCCGCGCACGTCACCATAAACCCCATCTTTCCGCAAGCCGCCCTTCGAGGCGGCTTTTCTGATTGGAGCGCCAATGCCCTACAGTTCGAACGGCCAGTTCACGCTCGTCCCGTCCTATTTCGCGTCGACCGGCGAGACCATCACCACGGCGCAGCATAATCCGCCGCTGGAAGACCTTGCCGCTGGGCTTTCGCAAGCGCTCGTCCGCGACGGCCGCGCGCCGATGACCGGCCCTCTCAATATGAATGGCTTCAAGGCGTCGGGTCTGGCACCGGCAACCAACCCCGGCGACGCGGTTCGGCTCGATCAGGTCCCTGTCGGCAATATCCTGGTGCCGGCGGGAACAATTGTTTTCTTTGCTGGTGCCGCTCCTCCATCTGGGTGGATGCTCTGCGCGGGCCAAGCAATCAGCCGCACCACCTATGCGAACCTTTTCGCGGTTCTGGGAACCACCTACGGCGCTGGTGATGGCGCGACAACCTTCAATGTTCCGGATGGGCGTGGATATGTCCCTGCCGGCAAGGACAACATGGGCGGCACGGCGGCGGGTCGTCTGACCTCTCCTGTAGACGGTGCCACGCTGGGGGCGGTCGGCGGCTCTCAAAATCACACGCTGACGCTCGGTCAAATTCCATCGCACAATCACGGCGGCGCGACCGGCTCGGAAGGTGCGCACAGTCACGCAATTACTTTCTCGCGCCGCACCAATGCGACCGGCGAAGTCGGCGTCGGTGCGAACCCATTGATGGGTGCCCATACGCCGGGTGGATTACCGACGCCGGAAAATTCGGACACTTCCTCGGTGGCGGCTCACACCCACTCCATCGCGTCTGCTGGTGGCGGCGAAGCGCACCCGAACGTCCAGCCCACCATCGTCCTGAACATGATCATCCGCACGGGCCTCTGAGGAACTTCCCATGGCTACCAAACGCATCTCGGCGCTCCCGAGCGAAGCGGCTCCGACCGCATCCGATGTTGTGCCGATTGACGGCGCTTCAACTCGTAAGACGACGATCGTTGCCCTCGTGAACGGCGCGCGGCCATTTGCGAGTGAAAGTGAGGCGGAAGCCGGTATCGCGACGACTGTCGGGATGAACCCGCTGCGGACCAGGCAGGCGATCGAAGCGCTTGGCATGCCCGCTTCTACCTATGACCCAAACGGCGTCGAGGGTGACGCGTTCTCGCGCGCTAACCACTCTGGAACTCAGTCTGCGGACACGGTCACGGATGGCACCACCAACAAAGCCTACACGGCTACAGAAAAAACCAAGCTGGCCAACATCGCCGCAGGCGCGACGGCGAACGACACGGACGCCAACCTCAAGAACCGGGCAAACCATACAGGAACGCAGGCGATCTCCACTGTCACCGGTCTGCAAACAGCTTTGGACAGCAAAGCCAGCACCTCTGTCGCCACACAAGCGCTCAATGGCCTCATGTCATCTGGTGACAAGCTCAAAGTGGATATGGCCATTGGGGTTCTGGCCAATCTCAATGCGGGTGCGTCGGCGGCCACTAACGCAGCCACGTTACAGGCGGCTATCAATTCTCTCACTGACGGCAACGTGCTGATCCCAGAAGGCCAGTTTGCGTGCAATGCCGTTACACTAAAGCCCGGAGTGAGGCTGTTCGGTCGGGGTCGCGATGTGACGCGTCTTCTGGCTGGGTCGAACAGCATAGCGATGCTCAACTACACGGCCAGCGGCTCGATGAAGGAAAAATTCCTCATCCATGACATTGGCCTTGACGCCAACGGCAAGACTGGCGTTACCGCGATTTCACTGGATGGCGGAAGCAGCGGTGTTCGTATCAGTGATGTCTCCTTGCGCGCTCTGCGCATCGTTGGCGCATTCGCACAGGGCGTCGATTTGCGTTTCTGCGCGAATTCGCAGCTAGAAGATATTTTTGCGACCAGTGTCGTTGATGCTTTCGTTATCGATAGTTGTGCTGACACAGACCTGTTCGGGTGCAAGGCGCAGCTTGGCAGCGGAACCGGTTTCACAGTCCGGGGCGTCGCTGGTCCATATGATGAAGGCGTCCGAATGGTTGGATGCAGCACAAACGGCCAAAATATCGGTATGCTGGTCAACGGTCAGGACTATGGCCTCGTGTCGGGGTGCTCGTTCACGACCTGTCCAGGCGGCTCGCTGATCGCGCAGGGGACAACGAGCAACTGGAAGTTCTCGTCCTGCGACTTCGCCAATGCGGGCAGTCCCGGTCCCTCCATGGCCAATGTCGATCTGAGCGTATCGACCTCGCGCTTCACTTTTGCCGGCTGCAACAATCTGCTCGGCACGTTCGGCTTCGTGCTGCGCGGCTCCGGCCATTCGATCGTCAACACGAACTGCAACAACAACACCAATGTCGACGTCTATCTGGACGGCGCGACCGGCTGCACGGTTGTCGGCAATGTGATCGAAAGCGCGGCGGTCGCGTGGGGCATTCTAGAGGCAGGCGCGGCCGACTACAATGTAGTCGGGATGAACCGGGTGGTCGGCACTGTGACGCTGGTCGGCGCGCATTCGATAAGCGGAAGCGGCACCCGCGAAATCCTTGCGGTGAATAGGACCTATTATGTCCGCGCCGATGGAAGCGATGCGAACGGCGGCTTGTCGAACACGGCTGGCGGCGCGTTCCTGACTATTCAGAAGGCCATCGATGTCATTGCATCGCTGGACCTGCGAGCATTCAACGTTACGATCCAGGTCGCGGACGGCACTTACACCGGCCCGGTCGTCGTGAACGGCGCGTGGCTCGGTTCCGGCACGGTCACACTTCAAGGTAATGCTGGCACACCGGCGAACGTGCTGGTCAGCATTACGGGCGGAACGGCTATTTCGGTCATCAACGGCGGCCGGCTCACTGTCAAGGACATGAAGCTCCAGACGACGAGTGGCAGCACCTATTGCCTCTACGCGAACGCAGGCGGTCGCATTAACTTCTCGAACATCAACTTCGGCGCGGCAGGCAACTCGCATATGCGCGCGTCGGATACCGGGCTTGTGACCTGCGACGGCAACTATTCGATCTCGGGCAATGCGAGCTTTCACTGGCGTTCAGTGGCTTCCGGTATCATCCGCTGCCCGAACAAGACGGTCACGCTGACCGGCACACCCGCCTTCACCGTGTTCGCGTCCGCGACCGATGGTGGAGTGATGGTGCTCAACGGAAATACGTTCAGCGGTTCGGCAACTGGCACCCGCTACGACGCGACGCTCAATGGTGTGATCGATACGGCCGGCGGAGGCGCGACTTACCTGCCCGGTAATGCCAGCGGCACGACCGCGACCGGAGGCCAATATGCATGACGACTACTGCACCTCGTGGTGGGACGGCTGGCCCGCATGGCTGGGCGGGACCGGTGACGAATGGCGACACTGCTGCTTCGCCCATGATCTCGCCTATGGCGGGGGGTTCTTCAACTCGTTCGGTGGTGATGTCGACCTGCTGCACTGCGTCGCTTCCGCCGGTGGCTCCACCATAGCCGCCATCATGTTCACTGGCGTCGCCACTTTCGGCACGCTGATCAAGATCGGCATCGCCAACCGCTTCCGGCCCGGCCGCGAGCAGCGCGACCGCTGAACCCTTTCCATCATCATCAATGTCTGGTCGCCCTCGCGGCAAAAGGAAAAGTCATGTTCGATAACGCAACGGTGCAGGCCGTGGCGGCTATTGCCGCGCGGCTCAATGTGGAGCCGGCCGCGCTTCTGGCCGTGGCCGAGGTCGAGAGCGGCGGCAAGCCGTTCGCGCGTGTCAACGGGCGCGATGAGCCGCTTATCCGTTGGGAGGGGCATTACTTCGACCGGCGATTGTCCGGCACGAAGCGGGCGGCGGCGCGCAAGGCCGGGCTGGCGTCTCCAACCGCAGGCGCCATCCCGAACCCGACCAAACAGGAAGACCGGTGGAAGATCCTCAACCGCGCGGCCGAACTCGATGCGAAGGCAGCGTTTGAGAGCGCCTCCTACGGTGTCGGCCAAGTCATGGGCTCGCATTGGCAGTCGCTCGGCTTCGGGTCGGTGACCGAGCTCGTCAACCTGTGCCGCGAGAGCGTCGCCGGCCAGATCGAGGTGATGGCCCGCTTCATCGAGAAGAACAAGCTGGCGGCAGCGTTGCGGGCGAAGAACTGGCCGGCTTTCGCGCGCGGCTACAATGGCTCCGGCTACGCCAAGAACGCCTACGACAAGAAGATGGCAACGGCCTATGCCAAATGGGCGAAGAAGGGCATCAAGGCCAAGTCAGAGCCGCGCCCTCCCGTGGAAACGCCGGTGAAGGATATGGCGATGTCGCTGGGCGACAGCGGCCCGCTGGTCGAGGAATTGCAACGCAACCTCAACACGCTCGGCATGTCGGTGTCGGTCACTGGCAAATTCGATGAGGCGACCGAGACCTCAGTCATGGCCTTCCAGTCGCTTAACAAGGACGAGGACGGCAACCCGCTCAAGGTGGACGGCAAGGTCGGCCACCGCACGTCCAAGGCCATCGAGCGGGCTTTGCTCAAGCCCAAGATCGAGGAAGCCAAGAAGACGGTCCCTCCGGCTGCCGACAAGGCCGTGAAGGAGGAAAGCGGGCTGCTCAAGAAGATCGGCGGCTGGTTGACGGGGCTGGGGATCGGCGCTGGAGGCATCGCGCAACAGGCGTTCGGCGCAGACTACCGGACAGTGCTCGCTATCGGTGGCGTCGCGCTCGCCGGCCTCGCCATCGTTGGCATCGGCTACCTCATCCACACGCGCCTGTCGGCCAAATTCAACAAGGTGAATGCGGAGGCGAAGTCGTGAACAACCCTCAACCCTGGTTCTGCCCGGCCTGCCAGAAGCACCATGGGCCGCATGTCGATACATGTCCGGGTGTTGTGGATGCCATCCCCGTGCCGGGCGTCAATCGCCCGATTGAGCCGGTCGTCGTTCCGCCGATCTGGCCGTCGCCGAAAGAGCGATATGCTTTTTATCCGCCACCGATGTGGGGCCTTCCGACCTCAACATGCGTCGTGACCTGTCCCTGTGATCAATCAACTGCGGTGGTGAACTGATGACCGCGCTCCTCCTCTCCATCCTCTCATGGGCATGGCCCTATATCGCCGGTGCGTTCGGCGTCTTGCTCGTCATCTTCCAGCAGCGCCGGGCAGGGGCCAAGGCCGAACGGGCCAAGCAGGCAGAGCGCGAGGCCAAGGCGCGAGACATTGCCGATCAGGTGGACAATGACGTTGGCGCGATGCCGCCGGCCAAGCAGCGGGAGGAACTTCGCACATGGTCAAAGCAATAGCCCTGTGCGCCCTGCTGGCGCTCCCTGCGTGCCAGACCGCGTCCGGCTCGTTCTGCACCATCGCCAAGCCTCAGCGACCCTCTGCGGCCGAAATAGAGGCCATGTCGGATGGGCGGGTCTCTGAGGTGCTGGCGCACAATCGCAAAGGACAGACTCTCTGCGGGTGGCGTCCATGACGAGCAAGCTTGACGATATTTCCGAAGCGATCGGCAGCTTGCGCGCTGAGGTGCGAAATCTCAGCGAAAGCAGCCGGCGCGCAGATGAGCATCGCGCAACTGTTCACCGACGCGTGGACGAACTGGTTGATGAGGTCGGAGACCTGAAAGCCGAAGTCAGTTCGATGAGTTCAACCGTCGCGGACAGCAAGGCGGTGACCGACGAAGTTAAGCAGTGGAAGCAGCGCGGTATCGGGGCGCTGTTCGTAACCGGCATCGCTAGCGCGGCGATATCCAGCACGGTCGTCGGCTTCGCCGTCTACTGGCGGGACGCCATCGTGCGAGCACTTCAAAACGGATAGCGGCGTCTCCTCCCAGCCGCTACATCTGCGCGCTCTGTCAGGCTCCGGCTTGGCAGGGCGCGCTTTTTCGTGTTCATGGCAGGATGTTCGTATACATCATCCGGCAGATGGTGTGCGATGGATTGCCGCTTGGATGGTAGCCTTTGCAGCCCTTCCTTTCGCTGACCTCGTCCTTGAATTCCAATAGCGACCGGTCTCCGCCAGCAGCTACGCAGTCGTCGCGATCATACTGCACCTCGATCTGGCAGGGTTCGCAGGCCATGCGCACCTTAGGATCAGGATAGGTCGAGAGCAGGGGTGAGAACATCCATCAATGTTCTTCGATTGTTCACGGCGGAGTCAAGCGCGGTGTTCTGTGCATTTTTTGCACAGAAGTCGCTCGCTACCCCACCCATCTCCAAAGCAGATACCCGGACAGAACAACGGCGAAGATGCCGAACTGTAGGGCTATGCGGTTCTCGCGGAAGCGGTTCATGGGTGCGGGCAGCGCAGAAAATTACCAAACGAAATCAATGGGGCAATTTTCCCCGCACCAGAGGCTATCAATGTTGATTTCAAAGGATAGTCCTACTTCGAGACTGGGCACCACTTTCCCCACCGCACCATTATTTCCACTCCCACGCCTTGC